GGTGGTATTATTTCTTGTACTTTTTCAATAACTTTTTCTTCTTGTTTTTCTATTTCTTGTTTCTTTTCCATTTGTTGTTTTAATTCTTCAAGTTGTTTTTGCTCTTCAATTAAAGTTAATTTTGCTTTTTGATAATCAAAACCATTTCTTCTATATTCAAGCATCATTTTATCTTTATTATCATCAATTTCTATCAATTTAATGTCTTTATCTAATTTTTCACAAAAGTCTTTAATTTGCTCTTTTAATGATGTCATAGAGGCAGATAAAGTTATATTTAAACCAATATCCTCAAAATTAATAAAATTTAAATGATATGTTTCTTTATATTGTTCAAAAAATTCTACTAATTCTAATTGTTTTTCATCTTTTTGTAATGTTTCAATTTCATTGATAACATCACTTAATTGACTTATTCCATTATCTAATTTTTTATATACACCATTTGAATAATATTCATTAAACTCTTCGTATGGTTTATTTATTTCTTTTTTTATTTCTTTTCTTTTTGTTTCTAATTCATTTTTTATTTTGTTGAGATATTGTTTATATTCTTTAATTTCTCCCTTTTCATCTTCTTGTTCAATAAAAGACATATTTTTAATTTTTTCTAATGCTTTTGGTATGTCTTTTATTTTATCATCAACAAATTCTTCAACTTTATCTAACTGTTGTTTAATTACAGCCATACTTTCAATTTTAACTATTTCGTTTATATCAATTTCTTGTTTCATAAATACTCCTTAATAAAATTAATGAATTTTTTAATAAATTCAGTTCTTTTCATATATACAATATTACCTTTTTTATCCTCTTCATACGATTGGATATAAAATTTTGTTAATTCTTGTATTAAATCTTCTTTTAAAGATTTATTCATTATTTAATTACCTCAAAATAATCTTCTAATTTTGCTTCTTTACAAATACTTTGTGTTATTCTATTCGCAATAATTTTGGAACAATGTATTTTTCCACTTAATATATTACTTAAATAAACTTCGGATATGCCAATTTTGTTTTTTGCTACATATCTAATTGTTTGATTTTGTAAAACTTTTGCTCTATCAACTAAATCTTTTTTGAATAGACATTTTTCATTATTCATCAAAATCACCTCTTGCTATAGCAAACAATTCATTATCACAAGTTATAAAAGTTCCTTCTTTTTCTTGATAATATAATTTGTGAGTTGCTAAATAATCGAGTAAATCATCAATTCTTTTTTTATAAATTTTATAATAATTTTTTTGTCCTTTTTCTTTTCGATATTTTTTATAATATTCATTGTAATATTCTTTATGCTGCTGTCTGTATTTTTCAGATGCTTTCATTTTGGAAATTGGTGTTTTCACAAATTAATCACTCCTATCTGTAATTTTCTTAATATTTCACATAATACATCATAAGCAATTTTATCTTTTTCATCCCAAGCATCAATCATTTCAATATTGAATAATAATTCTTTTGTATATTCTATTTTGTTTTCATTACTTATTTCTTGTATTTGTTGAACATACTTTTTATATATTTCTTCTCTCATTTTATTTTCCTTCTGAATATTTTTCCACTTCATACTTATTACAATATTTACCTTTTATTTCATTGCACCTAATAGCATTATCCATATAAGAAGTATCTGTAAATAAAACAACTAAGATTATAATAAATAATCCAAATATTATGCAATTAATAAAAGTTAATTGTTTTAAATATAAATGTATTTTTTTTATTTTTTTCTTTATTCTTGTTATTTTTTTCATAAAAATCTCCTCAATAAATAAAGTGCCAAACTAAATGACAAACAAACTCGCACAATATAAGTAGTAGGGATTACGTATATCAGAAATAAATAACCTTGTCATTTTTTAAAAAATATTAATTAAAATGGTAAATCGTCAAAAGAAATTTCTACTTCATCATCATAATTTGAAATATTTTCAGTTTCAAATATATTTTCTTCATTATTTTTTAATTCATTATTATCTATGTTATTACTTTGAGAATTATTAAATGCTACATAATGTATTTGATTAGCATTGATATATACATATTTTCTTTTTTGACCTTCTTTTTCATAATCATTAGTTTCAACAGAGCCAACAATAACTATTTGGTCTCCTTTTTTCTTATATCTAACTAAATTTTCGGCAATTTTATTCCAAACTCTGCAAGGAATAAAATTAGTTCCGTCATTATTAAATTTATTTATAGCAATATTAAAATTACAAATTGATTTTCCACTCGTAGTTGTTTTTAATTCTAAATCATTTGCAATTCTTCCAAATAAACATACATTATTCATTTTTACTCTCCTTTCTACATTTGTTATATACATAATAACACAAACTTTCAAAATTGTCAATACTTTTTTACAAATAAAAAGAACTATTTAAAGTTCTTATATTCTTTTTGCTTGTTTTTCTCCTGTTACATTGCATAAAACTAACCACATACCAGCATATTTGCCCCAAACTCTACCATTACTTTCTTTATAAATTTCTCTTACTTTAAATTCAGTTCCATTTTTTAGTTTGGCAGTATCGTTTGGCTTTTTACTTGTTAAATATTTTTTTACAAGTGTACTACAATCTTTTACTTTGTATGTATTTGCTGTTAAAGAATGTGTTTTTCTTAAACATTTATCATATAAAAGTTTGTAATCGCCTACTTCCCAAACATTAGTATCTTCATAATACTTAAATTTAGTTAGATAATTTTTAGTAGTACCTGTTGTTCTTACTTCTTGGTCTGGGTAAACATAACATACATCAAATGGGTTAATATCACTATCTCCATATAATCCTTTTTTGTTAAATCCTTTGTCAGCAAGTGCTTTTGAATAAATAGCAAAATGTAGATGTTGCCCTGTAACTATTCCTGTTTCACCCATTGTTCCTATTTTTTGCTCAATTTCAACTTTTTGACCTATATTTACACTTATTTTATCTAAATGCCCATAACAACTTACATAACCATTATCATGTTTGATAAAAATAGTGTTACCACCTGTTGTTTGATTTTCTATTTTCAATACAGTTCCATTATCACAAGACATAATATCTTGCCCTTTATATTCGTTTTTCCACCAACCAAAATCAATTCCATTTCCATTGTGTAATCCTTGACTTATTGATATATGATTTACTGGGTATCTCATATATTATTCATCTCCTTTATTATAATTTAAATTTGAAATTCCTAAAATAGAACCCATAAATGTTGTAAATCCAACCATTATAGTTAAAATAATTTCAGTTCCTTCAAATTCAAAACAATTTAATATTACACCTACAAATGTAGTTAATGCAGGTAAAAATACTAAAGTTGTCCATTTTAAAATATCATAAACTTTATTAGACATTTTCATTAAATATCATCTCCTTATAATAACAATTGTATAATAAATATCAAAAAAGAGCAAATTTTTGCTCTATTTTACTATCCAACAATATTCTGCAATTCTATCTCGACAATCAAAACTATCATAAATAATACCGTATTTTGAGCACGTTATATGTCCTTTCATAGTTATTAATAAAATGTTGTCTTTAAATTCACCAGCAACATTTCCCACTGTTAATGGTATATTATTAATTCTTATATATCTATCATCTAAATAGTTTTGAATGAACTTGCTATCATCCATCATTGTTCCTTGTAATCTTGCTATATTACTTAAATGCTCGTAAGTATCATCCCAAGTATTATTTGTTGCAGTCGATATTGCTCTTACCGTGCAGTCATTCTGAAACAAACCTAAAGCATTATTATTATAATATTTATACATTACATTTCACTTATTTTCTTTGTATATTCTTTAATTAATTGCATTTCTTCTGGTGATTTTGCTTCATTCTTTAGCATTTTAAAGAAATCACTTGCACTTTCAAGCATATATTCTAAACTTTTTAGTGTTTCGTTTTTAGCACCATAATTTCCACGATTATATTGTTCTCTACCTTCTTCATATCTTCCGTATTCTCCAGCCATTTCATCTATATATTCGTGACCCCTATATCTGCTATCTACACCTCTACGACCATAAGAGCCATCATTATATTCTCCATAAGAGCCTCTTCTTCCACCCCTTCTTGCTCCATAGTCATTGTATTCTCCATAGTTTCCATAATCACTATAATTTCCATAGTTACTATATCTCATATTTTTCATCTCCTTTGCATTTTTATATATTTTAGTTAAATTACACAAAATTTCGACATCAGATGTTTGCATACCATCATCGAGCAAAGTATTAATTGCTCTTTCAGTTTCTTCTTCTAATCTTTTATAGGTTGGTTTTACTTTTTCTAATTCTTCTTTTTGTGTTTCTTCGTTTTCAGACATAATTAACTCCTTTCTTTAAGGATTTTTAATATTTCTTCTTGATTTTTTATAATCTTTTCAAAATATTTTGTATCTTGTTTTTGTAATTCACTCATTAAATCACTATTGTTATAATCTTGCATCAATAAAATTAAATTATATACTTGCAATATTAATGATGCGACATCTACATTATTTTTCACTAAATTCTGCTTATACTAAATGTAGAATTAGTGATAATTGCTTGTGTAGTTGATATTGGTGTTGTAGGTGTAGTTGGTGTTGGTACGCTTGGAACACTTTGAACAGAAATATTAGTAGTTCCTCTAGGGCATACTCTTAACTTTTTATCAAATGAAATAGTTTCGTAATCATCTGCTGCTGCAATTGTTACGGCTCTTACAGTGTCAGGTATTAATACACCATCTTGGAATAAACCTATGGCTACAACACCAGCATCTGCCGTACTAACAGAAGCACTAAATTCTACATCATAATAACCTGTATAACCATTTCCAAATATCTTAAAGTTAGGATTTCCATTTGAATAATCTAACCAACCATTGCAAGTAGCACATCTTGTTCTTATATCAGTCTCGTCAAAAGTTATAGGACTTGCATTACTTGGTAATGCTAATGGTTCATTTATAATTGTTTCTATCATATTTCATCTTTCTCCTTTCATAAATAAAATAAAAGAGATAGAACTATGCCTATCTCTCGTATAAGTCGTTTTTTTATTAAAATCCGACCTATAAATTAGCAAGTTCTCGTATTCGAGTTAGTTGTATTCAACTCATGCTATTAAATAAATTGACTTGTTGTGTTAAATCCACATCCACATCCATTGTTGTTAGGACAAGTGAATATTGGTGTTCTACCATAAACTGGTGTTGATGGAATTGGACAGTTAACTAGGCGATTGTACATTAAATCAATTTCATTGTTTAATGAATTTGAAATAAATGCGTTTTGAGCAGTTTGTGATGCTCTTAAATCAGCCATTTGTAATTCTCTTTGTAGGTCTGCTATCTTTTCATTCTTAGCATCTATCTTATCTTGACATAATGTATCTAAGATTTTTTGAGTATTAGCAGTTTGGTTGATTAAAACATCTTTTAATCCATCTGCTAAAGCAGCACGGTCTGCACAGTTTTCGCTTAAAATTGTAGAATTTAAGTTAGCAATTCCAAGTCTGTTTTCACAGCAGCAGTCAGAAAATTGTCTGCTTAAATCAAATGCAGTGTTCATATTTGCCATTTGTCTATTAGCAGCAGCAATTTCACTATTGTAGAAACCGTTGTTTATTGCAGATGTAACACTTGCAGTTGAATTGCAAATAGCATTTTGAATGTCGTTTACATCATCTCTAATGCCTTCAACTTGATTACTTAAATGTAATGAGTTAAATCCATCACTTGTTTGGTTCATAATGTCTTTTTGCCCATTAGATAACCAAGCATAACCATCATCAAAGTTTCTACCACCGAAGAAACCACCATTACCATTTCCATTGTTTCCCCAGATTAAAGCCAATAATACAATTAACCAAATTGCTCCATCGCCACCAAATCCACCAAATCCACTATTTCCAAATCCAGACATTACAGGATATGGATAAGCAAATCCAGCATTATTATTAGTTGCTAAATCAACTGTTGGCACTATTCCTTGACTTCCGTTCATCTTTTTATTCTCCTTTCTTCAAATATTTATATCAACATCATTTGATGTTAATACCACTCATCATTTGTTCCCACTGTTGCTTTTGTTGTGGGTTAAAATTATTTGTTATTTTATTTAAATATTCTTGTGGGCTTACATTATCTTTTCTTGCTTGTTGATATTCCTTGAAGGCTTGTGGGCTTATCCTTTTTAGTTGTTGTTCCATTTGTTGTGTCATTCCTTGAGGTATCTGTTGTAATTTCTGTTGTAGGAGCATTTGAATAAGATTGTTCATTTTCTTTCATCTCTTTTCTTAATTCATTTATTTGTGCTTGTAGCATTTCTATTTGTATATCTTTATCATCTTTTGGAATTATTTCATTTAATTCATAAGTTTTAATTTCACCTTTAGTATTTTTAATCCATACAATACTCATATCTTTACTAAAATAAGGTGTATCACCTATTACCATATCCCTTTGTACTTCATCTAATGAATTAGCATATTTAATTACATCTCTGTTAGTTGGTGCTAATTGAAAATTTTGAGTAAGATTTGTTGGTTGTTGTATAGGCTTTTGTATTTGCTCTTTCATTTTTTCTAATTCGTTTATTTGAGCATTTATCCTATCCAAACTTGGTTGAGTATTATAATTACTAAAATATGGATTATTAAACATTTAAATCACTCCTTAAAACAGAAAAAGAAGAATGATGAATTTTGCTTTTTTAAGGCTATCAATAGGCTCATTGCCATTTTGAAATTTATCCATTCACCAATCCTCTCTTTCTAAAACTAGTTATGCAATAGTTTTTCTATTGCAAATAAATGATAGCATTAAAAAAGAGTATGAATTTATCATACTCTTATCAATAATTAATCATTTTTCAAATTAACTAATTTTACTTGTATCCAAAAATTTTCATCTTCTATTGCTCTTAAAATTGTTTTAATACTTATTTTTCCAACACTAAAAGTTCCTAATTTGTCAGTTTTCATTATTCCATGATAATAACCATCTTCTTTACTGTAACAATTATATATCATTCCTAAATCATCACCTTCATAATAAATTTTAAAAGGTTTTCTTTCTTGCAAGTGTTTTTTATTTAATTCCAAATATTCTTTTGTCCTCATCACTAAATTCCCATTCTCCATCATCATTTTTTATTTCCTTTCCAAACCATTCTGGTATTATTGTATCACTTTTTGCATTTTCTTCATATTCATCATTCCAACATTCTTGATTAAACCAAGTACTACCTTGTTTTATATATTTACTTTCTTTATTAGTTCTTTTAATATGCTCATTGTATTTTTCAAGTCCATTTAATATAGTTTCAAAATCTATACCTTTTTTTCTTGCTTTAATGAAATGCTTTAAAGCATCTTTCTTTCCTTGTTTTTTAGGATATATTACCCATAATTTTTCAAATTCTTGATTAAATATCTCTTCATCAACATTTTTTGTTGATGTATATATATTATTATTATCTATACTATTCTCTTCTATACTATACTGGGTTGACCTTTGGTTAACCAAAAAATTATCATCTTTTAATATATATTCATTGTTGCTATCACAAACTAACATATTTAACTCTTCTTTGTACTTAGTATCTATGTGTCTATCTTTCCTTAAAAAATTATTAATTCTCCAATGTTTTATAACAATAACCCCACTATCAAAAGGAATTACAAACGATTTTGTTATTAATAATTTTAAGTCATCTTGTTTTGTTCCTGTCATTCTTAATATTGATTTCCAATTATTAACAAATCCATCATCATCTGCGTTCATAGATAAATGAAAATATAATACTTGTGAACTATCGGGTAATTCTAAAAATTCATCACTATTAGTGATTGTCTTATCAAACATTCTTTTTTGTGCCATCTTTTACTCTCCTTTTCTATCTTAGCCAATTTGAATTTATCACAATTGAGCAAAAAAGTCAATACATTAAAATTATATATTTATTTGCTTTACATTGAATTTTACATAAAAATAATAGAATTATACTATTTTAACTAAAACGTGTCTAATTTGCCCTTAAAATAAAAAAATAAGACCATTTTTATACTAATGCTCTTGTTATTTTATCTTTTATAGATTTTTTCCGTCTACTTATAGTTGCTGTAGACAAATTTAATTCTAAAGACATTTCTATAATACTCTTTTCTCTTAACCACATTTCAAATATTTTTAACTCATCTTCTGTAAAATAAATTAATGATTTTATATTTTCTACTTCTTTTGTTGTATATCTAAGTTTGCTCATATTTTTATCACCTTAATTGATTATATAAAAATAAAAAAATGAATAGTCAGTGTGTACTATTCATATAATTTTAGTGAAAAATTTAGAGTATCATATATTATATTTAATTCATTAACTATTTGCCAATGGCTATAAGCATCTATTTCTTCACAAATCTTATCTAATGATTTATTTTCTTTAAACTTCAATTCATATATTTCATATCTAAATGGATAATATTCTTTCATATAATTTTCATATTTAGTAATTATATTATCTTGTGGGTGGTTTGTTAAGTAATCTATTAGAGATTGATATTTACTTTTTCTGCTCCATTGATAGATATTTTCAATATTACCTTTTTCGGTTAATATACAGCCACTAAACAGTGCTGCAACATAACCTAAAAGTTCATTTACATTAAACATTAACATAAAACTTGTACCTAAAAGTAACGATATTATAAAACATCTTATAGGACTTCTATAGTGACTAGCACCATTAAATATTTGTCTAGGTATAGCAAATAATAAGAGAATAATAATTTCATTAACTAATTTCACTCCTAATATGTGCCCTACATAAAATATACAAACAGTTTCAAACAAATTAAATAATATAGTTTTTGTCCATTTCCCTATCAAAATTATTCACCATCTTCACTACAAATCCATAAAATAGAAACCATGTTTTCACCACCTTTACAATATTTTTTGATATATGTTTATAAATATTTCATTTACAAACATGCTAACTAATGTAACAAAGGTGTAAACAAAAATCATTGTGAAATTTCTCATTGTTACAGATTTTATTTTGTTATGAGTTGTTCTATTCCAATTTTGAATAAAATCCTTATAATATTTATTTAAAGGAAGTATTTTAAATATAATTAACAATATTATATTTAAAATAATATTTAAATTCAAATAAACAGCATTATAACCTAAAAATAATATTGGTATTGCCATAATAATTGAACTAATCAATATAAGATTTAATATTAAAAAGAAATTAGTTATTTGTTTCCACTCTTTATGTAAAATAGCATATAATATATAAAATATTAAACCTATAAAAATATAAGTTAAATATAAATTATTATAAGTAAAATTTTGTAATAAAAAACTAACAATATAACTAATTAAAAATAATAAATAAGTGCTTTTATATTTTACTCCTTTTATTTTATTAAAGGCATATCCAAAGTAAATTGTTTCAAGCCCATAACCAAATATAATATTGACAATTAAATTTAGCATATATATTCACTCCCTTTCTTTTTGAGACGTGATTATAAATGTTTTTAATTCGTTTGTCAATATAAAATTATCACTTTTTTATCATTAGTGTTAGTGCTAACTATTAAAAAAAGTTGCATTTCTACAACTTTTAATCAAATTTTGCTTTTTTATAATGTTCATTTATGCTTTCTATTGCAACATTTATTTCACCATTCAATTCAGGATACTTTTTATGATACATAGCCCACTTATCTTCATCTTTAAAATACGTTTTATATTGATGTAATTTTATTTCATTATTATTTACATCTAATCTACAAAGATTTTCAAATGCTACTATTCTATTTCTTACAGCATCAATATCATTAAAATCAACTGTTTTTGATAAATCTTGAATTTTTTTAATTATTTCTTTGTCAGCATTATCGCTTTGAGCCATTCTTTTTTCTATTTCTTTTTGAAAATTTGCTTTTATAATATCAATTTTTTCAATTTTATTTTTAGTCATTAGTGAAATAATTGCTACTGCTATTGTTCCAACTACTTGTATACTTGCTATTATTATTTGTTCCATCTAAGTCGTCTCCTTTTATTTTTTTTTACTAAAGCACTTACGCCGCTTAATAATTCTATATTAACTCTACTAGATGCAGTAGAAGGTGTTGTATAAGTTCCACTAACTACTTTTCTATAGATAGGTTTGCCATCTATCCAAATGTCATTCGTCTTAATTTCATCTGAAGAATATATATTAATATTTCCACCTATATTACCATGTACATATAAGTTATAATCAGGGTCTGCTAAACCGTTTATTCCAATATGATAATCACCATTATTATCTTGAAATGTGTCAAATGCTAATTTACCATCTGTAACTGCTATATTTGTAATCGTTAATGTTGATACTTTATCAGTTAATTCTACTTTTAGATAATATCTAGTTCCTACTGTAAATCCGCCACTTTCACCATTTTCATGTATTTGATAATCACTTAAATTATAATAGTCATTATTTAATATAAAATCATTTATATCTATATTATATCCTTCACTAAATGTTTGATTGTCGGTTGAAACATAATATTTGGCATTTAATAATTCATTTTGAACGCCATCTTTTCCAAATGTATTATTAAAGAATTGACCACTTAAATTTAATATTGTATCTGCTTCTATACCATTTTCTCTATGTGTATTTGTATTTTGATAATTAAAAGTAGGCGAAGTATAATCAACAAAATTTTCTCCTAAATCTAATGTTGTTGTAGTATTATAATTTCTTGTATCTACAGCAGTTACTGTTAATGTTGAACCACTACCTTTTACAACATCATTAGAATTTTCTTCATTTGTTTTATTACCCCATTTAAAAACATACTTTTTTATACTTGCACCATCTTTAGCAACAGCAGGTGTATCAATATTAAATGTTAAAGTTGATTGATTGTTTATAACTGTTTGATTATTATTTGTTAATGAGGTTAAATCGCTTATATAAGACCAATCTGTTGCTTCAAATGTAGGGTTATGTTGTCCTTGACTATTGTCTATTGAATATGTGCCTGTTCCTAAAGTTTTAACACTACTACCATAAGTTACTTTTGCATAATATGTTCCACTAGTATCATTAGGAATACTATTATATTGTCTAGTTATAGCATCTGTTGTTTTAAATTCTCCATTAACAAGACCTTGATAAGTGCCACTATAAGTACCTATTACCGAACCGTCATTATTACTAATAATTTGTAGTGTAACATTTCTACCTAGTGGGTTATATAAGTTTACTGTTGCACCATCACCAATAGTAAAATTATTTATTGAAGTAGGTTTAGGATAATCGTATGTAGTAGCGTATTTAGTAGTGCTTTCAGTCCATAGTTGACTATCGGCACGTTTTACTCTTATTCTTACACTGTGTTGAGCATTAGCCGATAAACCACCAATATTAGTAGTAGGAAATATACCATCTATCCAACCACTACCATCTATTGAATATTGTATTGCATCACAACTTGCACTTGCTCCCCACGTAAATTTTATAGTAGTCTCGTCTACTGCTGATACGTCAAACTGTGTAATATCAGCGTATCTTGGAATGGTATTTAATTCAAATGTGCCACTACCGCTTAAATTATGATTACTATATAGCCATGCACTAATTGATATTTCAAAAGATTTTGTTCCATCACTATTATGTCCTATTGTAAATGAACCTGATAATAACTCGTTGTTACCTGCCGTTTTAATATTTGACCAAGTACCACCACTTGAAACTAATGACCCATTTATATATACACTATAAATTTTAACTGCATTACTTCCATAACTATCATGAGAAGAACTTGTACCTGTATATAAGCCTGCTTGCCAATTAATTGTTGTTGAATTATCACCAGTACTTTGACTTGCTTGTTGCCAATTTACATAAAAATGTGATTTACTGTACGTATTAGTATTTACTGTACCACTTGTAACTGCCATAGTTATTCACTCTCCTATTCTTTAAAATATTCAACATGATGTTCTACTCCACCTATTGTCATTTTTGTAGATATATATTTTCCTGTTGAAATACTATTACTTTCTATATCACCTGTAATAATTCCTGTATCAGTAAAATCGGTTATTATTACACCAATTTGACCATTTGCATATTTTCTTACTTGAAAACCTTGTGATGTTAATAATGTTACTATATTAGAACCTGTTGCAAATATTGATAAACCCATTTGTGACATTTTAACTACTGTTGAATAAACTTCACTTTTAGCAGGTGTCCAATTTTGCTTGTCACCACTATTAAGCATTAAATCATATAAGTTAAAATAACCAATATTTGTGCTTCCACTTGTTGTACTAGTAGTTACTTTAAATATATAACTTGTATCATTTGCCACAAATGATAAATTTTCATCTGTTATAGTACCTACTTGTTCATTATATGTTTTATCTAATATAATTGCACCTGTTGTTTCTTCTATTAATTGAACTCTTGTTGTAGTTAGTTCATCTTGCGTATATGAATAACTAATATTATAAGTTTGATTTTTTTTGATGTTTATAATATTTTCTGATGTACTTGTTAATATAATGTCTCTTAATTTAATTTTTGATACTGATGTTGTCTTTCCTATTAATTTTGCATCATAGCCATCGCCTAAATTATTATATGGATTACTTCCATTATCTGTTAAAGCCCAAAGTTCATTATTATCATCAGAATATAAAAATTGTGAGTTTTGAATTAAATTAGAACCACCTGTTATTTGAAATATATTTTGTGTTGATAAAATATCTAAAACTAATTGATTTGTTCTTTCAGTTAAATTATCTGTTTCATTTAATAGTAATTCTATTCTATTATTTATATAATCTAATGTTGTCTTTAACATTTTTATTTTGGTCTGTTCATCACCACCAACTACATTGGTTGTTATTTCTTGCTGTTTTGTTGGAATTTGAGTATTAATTGTAGTTGATATATTCATTTCATAAGTTAATTCATTATCATTATAAGTCCAATAATGTTCATCACCTAAATTAAATTGAATAATATCCCAAGCATCTAAACTAATATCACCATAATTTTTATTTTTTAATGACCATATAACAAAATGTTTATCTTTATAATAATTTAATTTTAAATATGGTGTTAAATTATTTGATAATGTAGAAATTATATTTATACCATCATATAAGTTAAAATTATTTATCATTTCTAGTTGAGATATTAAATTAGTATCAGTTATTTCGATAGCGGCAGGATTATCACTTACATAATAAATTGTTGCACCTATACTTAATTGTCCTGTTGTACTTTTATAGTTGGTTGTTATTATTTCACCATTATAATTGTTTATTTTTAATATATTAGACATTTTGTACCATATATTATTTTCTTTATATATATAATCTTGATAATCATCTATTTTGCATAATTCAATATCACCTAAATCAACTAAAAGACTTTGTGTTTGACTTTCATTTTCGTTGGTTATAATTATTGTATTTAAACCTGTTACAGTTTTGATTTCTTGTGGATAATTAGGGTTAGGACTTGCACCATAAGTAAATGGTTCATATTCAGTTATTTCACTTCCTAATTCTAATTGTGGTTTTATTTTAAAATTATCAAATGTTATATTATTCATAATATATAAACCAAATACAATATTTCCTGTATTTAATGTAAAAGTAGTTGAAAATTGTTTATTTCTTAGGTTGGTTTGTGTTCCTTGAATTACACTATTATCACTTGCATTTCTTAAATTTATATTTCCTTGATTATTTGTACTCATAGTTCCTGATACATAATTTGTTGATAATGTATAAGTTCCATTTAGAGAATTATCAATTAATGATGATATTGATAGTGTTCCTGACCCACTTGAAGTTCCATTTAATGTAATAATACCATTTTCAACAGTTATATCTAAATTTCTAAATGTTCCACTATAATCGCTTATTGAATATAAGTTTTTACCTGTTGTTGTTTCCTGCATCATATCGCCATATAATTGTATTGATGCTTCATTATTACTTTCACCATCATTTATTTCTATTCTTTTTGATTTATTTGTTTCTTTATTTGTAAATAACATATTATTTGCTAAATTATTAATTACACTTTCATCTGTAACAAATGGATTATCTTGTCTTATAAATAAAGTATTTTCAGTATCATTTCCAAATGTATAATTTCTTACTGCATCAAAATATACAATTCTTGATAATTCGTATTTTTCTCCTAATTCCCATTCTTCACTTTTTAAAGCATTTATTTCTATATCAGCATTATCTTTCACAAAAGGAATAAATAATAATTTACCATATCTGCTCATTTTAAGATTGCAGCCCTTTATTTCACCAATATATGATAACCATTGTTTTCCACTTATTGTGCTATCAAAAGTTCCTACTACAACATTTGAATTGGGTAACAAAGATAAATCAGTACCTAACTCTACCCCAAAATAATTACATATATATTGTGCTATTGTATCAACATTTGCTATTCCATTTGTAAAACATGGACTATAATCTATATTTGGCTTAAATTTAACAGCATAATCCATACAAGTTATTTCACAAGTTGTTTGATAATTTTCTGCTAAATCGTCTATCAAATATTCTCCCATTGGCAAATAGGTATATGTATCATCTACACTTTGTCCTATTTCCAAATGAACATTATATTTACTTTGAATATCTAATCCATCTAAATTTTTGAATTTTATTGTTAATGTTTGAGATATAAATGTTCCTATATAAAATGTTTCTGTTGATGTATCTATTATAGGACTTTTGATTTTTATACTAGCAATTTGTTCAACAGGAATTAAACTATTATTTATTCTTAGTATAGTGTTAAATAATGCTTCTCCACTATATTCTTGTTCTCTAAAATTATTACTTACAGTTTGCATTTTTAATCACCTTTATTCTTCTACCATTGTAACAGTAAATTCTTGTTCTTCTTCTTGCCAATTTCCTAATTCATCTTGCCATACTCTAAATACACCAAATTGTTTGTCGCTAGCATACATTTTATGGACGCTTCTTTGCAAAGTTTTTTTATCTTTTATTTCTACATAAACCCAAGCATTTGATATTGTATTTAATATAAATGCCAAATCTTCATCACTTAATATAGAATATCCTAATTCTAAACTTAATACATCATGTCTAACTCTATTTCTATGAGTATATCCTTGCAAATCTGTAAAAGGGTCTTTATCTACATCTGCTAACAAAATTCCGATAGAAGATGGAGTAGGAAAATCTTGTAATGTTTGAGGTGATGTTCCTACTCTAATGTAATTTTCATATTTATTATAATTAACTTTTTCTTTTACCATATTAATCTATCTCCTATCTATCATAATCCATATTGCCTATTCATTTGCTTTTGTTTAAAATTAATGAAATTTAATAATCCCTCTGTATCAGCATCTGCTTCTATTACTACATTAGAATTAGTTTTTACTCTTGACATTGCTCTTTCAACACCTATTGAAATAGCACTTACAATTTGGTCATTGTTTGCTACGGCAGTTTTATTTCCAATTTTACCTACCATTTCAGGTCCTGCTTCTCTGGCAACAAACATTTGTCCTTCGTCAACAAAACCACCTTCGGCTTTTTTTTGAATTTCTAAATAATTACTATTATTTGAACCAATTTGATATTTACCATTTAATATTGGATTTATTTCAACATCGTATTTTCTTGCTGATATTCCTCTATTCATTACACTATCAAATTTTGTTAAACACATTCCTGCTGCATCTTCTATTTTTTTAACCATGTCTGATGTATCAATGTTTAAGTCTTTAAAAATACCTTCTAATAATTCTCTTGATTTTCCAGTTGAAGTTGCATAAGCATTTTGTAAATCATCTAATAATCCACCTAAATATTCATTTGCTTTTGCTTGACCTTCTTCTATTTCTTTATAATAATTATCATAAGCATCTTGGTTTTGTTTTCTATATTCATCGTCATCTAAAATACCAAGTTTATGATATTTTTCGTTTTGGTCTAATAAAGTTTGATAATTTGCCCATGCTTTCTTTTCTACATCTTCATTATAATTTTTTAATGCTTCTGCTAAATTTTTATAACTTTCTTCATTTAATTCAAGTTTTCCGTTTTGATAGTCTTGTTGCATTTTTATTAATTCTGCTTCATTTTCACCAACTTGAGTAGTTGTCATTACTCTAATTTTTTCAAGTTGAGTTTTAATTTCATTATATTCCTCTTGAGTTAAATATCCTCTTTTTTTAATAGCATTATTATAAATTTCTGTGATTTTTTCTTGAGCATTATTAAGTTCTGTCTTTTGGTCAGCACCATATTTTATTATGTTGTTTAATATATTTGCTTGCTCTTCTTGTGTTAAAGATGTTCCTTGTTTCCATGCTTGAGTATATAAATCTACAGCATAATTTGTTTCTTCATCTATAATACTTGAAGCATTTGTAAATGTTTCTTTTATTGAACTTAATATTTTTGGAGCATCTTCTTCACTAATTTGAATTCCAAGATTTCCAAATCTATATGAATATTTTTCTAATTCTTCATAAGCATTTGTAAAATTAGATGCAAGTCCTTCCATAGTATCATTATGAGTATTTATAGTTTCATACATTTTATCTAATTCAGGATTTAATTTTGCTAAATCATTAGCCCATTCTTCTGTTGTAATATTAATATTTCCAAATAACTCTTTTTTTGCTATTTCAGTTAATGCTTGGTCGTATCCAATTAGTGCGGCTGTTGTTCCTACAATTAAACCTGCCAACGCTCCAAATGGTGCTAGTGCAGGATTTATTGATGCTGCTAATAATGTAAAACCAACTGTTGCTTGACCTATTTCTCCTACTAAATTTGCAATTTTAACTTTATTATCAACTGTTTGGTCTGAAAATAATTTTCCTGCTTTATATGCACCTGTTACACCTTTTGCACCAAAATATGCACCAGCAACTGCTGTACCTAATTTAGTAAAACTTGTTGCAACTTTTCCAATAGTTGTCGCAGACAAACCACCGGTAAATAAATTTTTCATTCCAGTTACGGCTTTGCTTATTGGACTTGAAAAACCAAAAAAATTACCTATGTTTTCAACTATTCCAGCAATTCCTTTTAAACCTTTCCAAACAATTCCACCAACCATTAAAATTCCAGCAATAGAGCCTAAAGTTAAATGAAAACCATTTATTTCACCATTTTCGTCAACAGTAAATCCTAACCATCCAAGTATCGCATCTCTAATTTCTTTGGCTTTATTTTTGGCTTTTTCTAATTCTTCATTATATGTTTTTAAAGACGCTAATAAATCTTTATCTACACCACCACTAAATTTAGAAGCATTATTAGAACTACTATCTGTTGGAGTTGTTATTACGTTTAATTTATCAAAAGGTCTTAATTTTCCATATAATTTATCAGCCTTTTTACTTGCGTCATCTAAACTAACACCTAAGTCATCAAAGTCTGTACTTATAGTTGATATACCAAATTCGCTTGCTAAATCTTTAGCACCAATACCAAGTAAACCAAGTATGTATTCTCCTATAGCATTTAATGTCATTAATATACCATTTAAAATTGGTAAAACAGTTTTTAATACTGGAATAAATAATGCACCAATTTGCCTTGCAGCAATACTTATTTGTTCTCTAAATATCTTTGTTTGATTTGCAACACTATTTATTGTTCTAGCAGCATCTCCTTGAGCATTTGCTAACTGTCTTTCCATTGCTAAATAAATTAATACAGTTTTACTTGCTCTATTCATATCAGTAATACTCTTATCTATACCTCTGTTGTATAATTCTTGTTGTAATGATGCTTGAGTTATATCAACACCTAAATCTCTTACTGCTCTTGTTTGACCGGCTAACGCACTTTGAAATTTACTACCAACTCTTTCAAAATCTAAATTATACAAAGATGCCACATCTTCTTGCATCTTTATTAAGTTTTCGCTTAATAAAGATGAAGCCTGCTCACCTAATTGCATGGCACTTGTCATTTGTTTGTATGTTGCTAATTGTTTTGTTAAACCACTAGGGTCTAAGCCGTAAAAATTTTTAAGTGTATTCATCAATTTTTCTGCACTATCAGTATTATTTTTATATGAAACTTCTAATAAGTTGAAATTTTCAATATATTCAGATTGTGCTTTAGAAGCATTAATCATTTGATTAGTAACATTCATGATTGCTTTTCCCCAGCCAATTATTGCTGTTGCTTGAAATGCAGTATTTATGTTTTTACCAAGATTATTAACTTCTTTATTTAAATCTCTTACGTTTTTTAGTGCTTTTTTTGTACTTAAACCTATGTTGACAGCAATACCATCTGTTCTTCCCGCCATATATTTATCTCCTTTCTAAGATATTAATATCTTGCCCAAGCATTAAATTCGTCTTGTACTCTTTTATCAATATCTTTTTTAGATAATTTTTCTTCTTTTTCTGTTATATTACTATTTTCAAATAATTCTTCATAATTTGGATACTCAACTTTTTCTTTTGAAAAATTATTATTAATAGCATTTGAAGTAGCCATCATATTAATACTTCCCTTCAACCAAGTTTCATATTTTAAATCTTTCTCTGCTACTTCTCTTTGTTTTAAATAAAAAGTTCGATATGACCAGTATAGTTGGGGGTCATCTTCCCAAAACTCTTTACTAGACATACCGAACATTAATGCACTAGGGAATAATTCATTGAAATAAAAGTCTATTATAGATTTGTATTTGTTTGCATTTATTTCTTGCTTGGTCTTAGTGCTGGAAGTTTTTTTGTTGTATTTTCTTCCTTTTCTGGTTCTTGAACTCTATTAGTGTTCGCATCGTCAATCATTTGATTGCCTAATGCTATTAATTGTTCTTCGCCATAATCTTTAACTGCTAAATCATATAATTCATTTACTTTATCCATATCAAATTGATAATTTGTATATAACATAATCCAATAAAGTTTTCTGTATGATTTTGAAACTATTTTATCATTTTCTTCACCAACATTATCGTTGATGTCTGCTAATGGATTTGTTTCTTTAGTTATTTGAGGATTTTTACTATTAAATAGTTCAATTTCTATTTGTTGTATTCTACGATTTTCTTCTCTAGCATATTTAGCCCAAGCCACAATACCTTTTCTATTTAAAAATAGTTTATATTCTTTTCCTGCAATTTCAATAATTTCTTCACTAAACTCTTTCATTAAAATATTCCTTTCTTTTTTTAATTATTATTAAGCAGTTTCTACTGTTACTGCAATACTTCTATATGAACTTGCTTCTCCATTTTTAGAAATTGTTAAGTTAATAAATGTATTACCAGCAGCAACTCCTGTAATTGTTAATTTACCATCTGCATAATTTGCAGTAGCAATTGATGTACTTCCTGATACTGCAGCAACTGTTGCACCTTCTGATGTTTCAATAGGAACAACTACATCGCCAGTTCCAGTAATATTTACATCTTCTAATAAGTTTGTAATTACTGCAGTTGGTTTAATTAAATCACGAACGTCTTCAATAGGATATTCGTCTGCACTTGTTACAGTTACATAAATAGTACCTTGTTCAATACCATTAACTGCTACATCATTTCTACCGAAAGCAAATGTTCCAGTAAATCTTTCACCAGTATTATCAGCATTTCTTTCTAAGAAAGTTAGTTTTTTACCAGCATATTTTTTAAGTTGTTTAATGTTATCTCTATGATAGTTAAATGTATAAGTTTTTTGGTCATTTGATTGTAAACCTTCAACTTGTGTCATTGAACTATCAGTTAAAACAGTTTTATCAACAGTTGCTGGAGCACCTTTAGTAGCAGGTAAAGTTGTTGTTGGTACTAATAGAAAAAATAATCCATCAGTATCTTGAATATTTAAACAAGCACCTTTACTTAATATACCCTCATCAGTATAAAATCTTCCCATAAATAATCTCTCCTTATCTAATTTTTCCATTCCAATTATTTCTTGCACCAGTAAATATCATATCGTATCTATCTACGCTAATATCTGGATATTCACCTTTAGTGCCACTTGCTCTAACAAATCCTAAATTCATAAAGTAATTAAATGTCAAAAGTTGTAATTCTTTTCTAACATTTCTTGCTTGATATTTAACATTACCAACAATAGAGTTTTTTGAGTAAATGGTTACTCGATAACTTAAATTATCAGCATATTCAAAACGATTAGTTGATGTACTTCCAATATTTTGACTATTATTAATTTCACTAAATATTATTGTAGGAAATGTAGCAAAAGATTGAGGTGCTTCTGGTAGTATTTTTAAAGTATCTTTAAAAATAGATTTATCCATTATATAATTATAATAATCTTTAATTATTTCAGTTTCTAAATCATCTATCATTTTTTAACCTCTCAATCTAAATTATTTTGTATATATTCATTAATCCAATCACTGATATTTTCTTCAATCTTTTGACTTAATGTTAAAAATATAAATTTACCTTCAATACCAGTTGTCCAATGAATTTCTCCATTATTATCAATATAGTACCAACCGTCTTTGCCGTATTTTCTAATGTGCTCATCTTTATTAATGTTTACTTCCCAATCTTCATCAGAAGTACCTTTTGCACCAACACCAAATTCAACAATTTTTGCTAAAGATAATCCTGTAGCATATCTTGCTTTGGTTTCAGGTTTCATGTTTTTTCCTTCTATATCAACCATACTATTGTTTCCTAGAACAATAACATCTTTTTCTATAGTCACATACATTCCACCTAAATAATGACCTTCAATATCATAACTTTCTAAATTATGTAACCTTTCAGTACATATTTTTTCGAGTTCTAATTGTGCTTTTTTTGCAATAAATTCTTTAAACTCGTTATCATAAGCAAAAATGTTTTCAAGTTGGTTTAATATTTTTTCAAGTCTCTTATATCCAGCATTTGAACCAATGTCTATATTATATGTTTTCATTATTTTTCATCTTTTTCTTTTTTTATTTCCTTTTCAAATATATTCTTTTTGACAGGTTCAGGTTTAACTTCTTCCCATCCTAAAGTTATATAATTTGAATATAATGCTGGTTCTACTTCTTTTATAATTAGAACACCGTCAGCATTTTTTTTCTTCATCTTAATATTATTGTTCATAATATCACTCTCCTATCATTGAATTTCTAACTAGTTTTAGAAAATAAAGTTTAATACAAGTATTTTGAGGTCTAACACTATAAATTCTATAATCAGCATTGTCTCCATAATCAACTTCGTTTTCAGATGGAACAGTGTCAATATAAACTTTATCGTATTCATTAAATTTGCCCATATATTTTCTTTTTGGAATGGTTGCAACTCTCATTGCATTTACTAATTGACCAAATTCTCTACCTTCACTGCTTGCATTTACTGGCTGAACATTAAATATATATTTAATTGGTTCAGCATAATTTTCTATTTCATTCATATTTTCATCCTGTGTAGTACCTAGTCTTTTACACACATAAATTTTTGATTTGTATTTAAATATAGGTTCTCTGTACATTCTAATCACCATTTTCTTGAGTTGAAGTATATTTTGGAATACCTACATGAGATACAAGTTCACTTGTTAAACTTTTTGATAAACCATCAGTATACTTTGACCAAGATATACCATTTTCGGCATAACTTGTTACACCCATCTTATCAGCAATGTTATACAATTCTACACTACATCTTAAAATCCAATTATATTTATGTGCTGGAATAGTGTATGATGAATAATTTTCAAAAGGGTATAATTTTGATAATAAAATGTTTCTACTATCTTCTAATAACTGTGTTAATGCTTCATTCCAACTGGCATCATCTCCGAAAAAATCCTCATCATAAGGTATTCTTTTCTTTAATAAAGGCAACAAAGTATTTAACTCATCTTCTGTCATATTTATACCTCTTTTCTATTATTTATTTTCTTTTTTATCTTCTTCTTTTTCAGATTTATCTTCAACTTTAGGTTGTTCATCTTCTGCAGATTTTTTATCTTCCTTTTTTGGTTCTTTATTATCTTCATTTTCTAATTCTTTAATTATTGATTTTAATTCTTCATTTTCAGTTTCAAGTTCTTTTATTTTAGAATTTAATTCATCACATTCAGAACCAACTATATCATTAATTAAATCTTTTCTTTTTGCTTCTTCTACCTTATATGCTATGTTTAATTTTGCATACATTTCATCATAAGTAAAAATTGCTTTTCCTTCTGTATCTATTGTTTCTTTTTTATCTACAATCATTTTACCTGTCTTATCGAAGTTGGTAAAATAACCAACTTCTCCATCGACAAGGTATGCTTTTCCATTTTCTATAATGTACATTATATCTTCTCCTTAATTATCCCCATTGTCCTTCTGAGCGACCACATTTTTTGCAATAACTTGATGTTGTTATTCCATCAAATTGTTCTTCATATTCGTGTGGATATGATGCAATAATTTCTTCTTCATTACATTCAGAACATATATGATATTCTTGATAACAAACATCTTCTGTATTCACATTTCTTAATAATGTTGCACCATAACTATGTGTATGAACAGGAGTAGAGGGATTAAGAATTTTATCAACAGTTTTTATAACAATCTTTTCAAAAGATTTTTTATCTTTAAATCCTTTTCTTACATTGTCATAAAATTCAGAAAATATAGATAAATCTGTATTTTCATTTAATAATTCTTTTCTTAACTCATCTGCTTGTTTTTTTAAATTTAACTTTCTGTTCATTTCATCGTATGTGTATATTGGTTGATTTGTAATTTCAATAGTGTCCTCAGAACTTAAATTAGTATTACCAAATGCGTCTACGGAAATTTTATATCCAATGTTTCCTTTTATGCAATAAGCATATCCGTTAACTATTGTATACATAATGTTGTTTCCTATCCGTTAGATACTAATTTAGCAAGATAAATATTTTTTGGTTGATATACAATAGACCAGTTAGCAGTTGCAGTGATTTGTGCATCTGTTGGAGATACAGGTAGATTAGCCATTTCAAAACTAAATCCATAAGGTAAAATAGTTTCTCTATATCTTGTTGCTAAGCAATCCATACCACCATTTTTAACTTCATCTCTCCATTGAGAAGATGGATGGTCAACTGGTGCTTTTGCATATCCGATTGTTCCTCTACCAAAGCAATATGTAGTATATTCCATTGCTCCAGAAGTTTCATTTACTTCATGAGGTACTTCATCGCAAACTAATACTAACATATTTCCACTTCTACCAACTTTAACATCTCTTTCTTGTCCATTAGCATCATTGTATTTAAAATATTCTAATACATTGAATTGAGATAATCTGTTAGCAACAACTGAGTGCATTACTGCTAAAGCATAATCATCAGCAGCATCTCCGTTTGCTTTAACTGCTAAATCTCTTAATGAAGTTAAAGATATTTTGTTTGCATCAGTAATTGTAGAAGTTGCAGATGCAATATTTGAAATATGTTGAGTAGCAAATTCATTTTCATAAGAACCAGCATCACCAGTAATTCCGAAAATTGCTTCTAAAATTCCGATTAATAATGTTTGTCTTTTCTTTGCTTCCCATTTTTGAATTCTATTTAAAATATTTCTCATTGGGTCAGCACTTGAGAAATCTGTAACAAAATCTCTATCTGTCCAACCTTTTGTTCTACCCCAAACAACACCATGTTGTTGTCCAGCAGCATCTACTTCTTGTAATACAATGTCTGTCTTTCCATCATAATTTTGATAATTACCGTCATAGTCAGTATAGAATGGTAATGTATAGAAATTTCCACCACCTGCTATCATTTCTGCTATTCTTGGGTCTTCAACCATTACACCACTTTCAATTAATACAGTAGATGTAGGGTCTTTTTCACTTGTGTATGCTCTATTAAATATTTCTTCATCATAGAAATATCCTAATCCTGTTGTAGAGCCATCAATTTTCTTAGCCATATTTTTTTCTTCCTTTCTTATTAATTCTTAAATAATTGTTCATATTCTTGACCATTTTCCTTCTTCCACATTACTTGGTCAGATAATGTCATACTTTTGAACTTTTCAACTGTCATCACATTATTTTCTTGTGGTATATTAGTTGGAGTTGGCTTAATATCTAAATTTGCAATACTTTCTTTAGTTTGTTTGATTGTGCTTTCTTTTAAACTTTCTAGTCTGTTTTTTAATAATGTAGCATTATTAATAGTTGTATTTTCATCTTCACTTACTAAAGTTGTAATTAATTGTTCATCTATGTCTAAACCAGCAAGAATTTCTTTGGCTTTTGCAGTATTATAGATTTTTTTTGCATCTGAATAATACTTATCAGCATCTTCTTTTTCTTTTGTAATTCTTTCTTGTTCCGACATATTTGCTTTATTAATTTCATCTAATTGTCTTTGCAATTCTAAATTTTGATTAACAAGGTCTTGTTTTGCTTGTACTTCATTTTTTAATAGTTTATTTTCACTATTAATACTGTGAAATGTGTTAAGTAAATCAGTTACTTGCTCCTCAGTATAGCCTTTCGCTAAAAGTTCCTCTCTTTTCATATCTATCACTCTCCTTATACAGTAGTTTTTACGGTTCTACCAAACCCAAAGAGAATTATATATTTACATTTGATATGCTCAAATGTTAAAGCCTAATTGGCAAGCCGACTAGGGTTCGAACCTAGACTATTGGTTTTGGAGACCAATGTTCTTCCATTAAACTATCAGCCTATGGGAAATGGGGGCGAGAGGAATGGAGTTGCACCACTCTTAGTCTGTTCTCTCGATGAGTAAGGGCTTTTATTGCCCTTGTAAATTCATTTCATTTGCATTTGTTATTTTTTTATTTTGCTCATTTGCTTTATCTGCTTCTTTAGTAAAATCAGAGTTACCAGTTCCTTCACTTGATTGTTTACCTTGTAATTGACTTACTTGGTCTCCAAATAATTCTTGTTGTGCTTGAGTAACTGCATGAGGGTCACTAAATAAGTTAACAAGTGCATTTGCGTATTCTCTTGGAATATCACAACTATATAGATTTAGTAATCCTTGTGTCTTAACTAATAAGTTATCACTCATATCTCTTTGGAACTTACTGTCAATTTCACTTATTTTTAAATCTTTAATATTACTATTAGGTGTCATTTTACATACATTTAAAATAACTTTTAAGGAATTAAAGTCACATCTACTAAACATAGTTTCATCGCCTTCAATACGGATACCAGCACTTGTATAACCTTGACCAGTTAATTTTGCCTTTCCAGTATCTCCAGTACTTTCAATTCCATATTCACTGGCAACAGGAATTCCTAATATTTGATGTAATGAATTTAATAACCTATTGTAATTAATTTGAGTGTTTGAAGAATTGGGAGTACCTTGTAATAATTCTACGCTTGCTTTTTTATTTTCATCAGAATTAATACTTACAGCACCTAAAGCCTTAATATCTGCTATATCTTCGCCACTAACTGATGCGTTTATAAATACTAAAATAGCATTTACAAATTGTTCTAAATCATCAGCGTCTAAACTTTCTATATTATTAATTTGGTCAAATAAATCTTTTCCAATTTCAATTAAAGATATTCTTTTTCTATTAACATAATATTCATTAATAACATGTTCATTTAATAGTATAGGTATTGGTTTTTCAACTCTTTTTAATTCACCACTTTTGTCACTATATTTTAGTTGCATATTTCTTAAATATACTGTAAATTCTTGATAATTGTGTTTATTATATATAACTTCACCTTTATCATTGGTAGAAGGAATTAATTCTTGCATATCAGTTGTAATATAAGAAAATAATTGTTCTTTTTTCATTCCACTTGAATAAACAACTTCTGTATCTTCAACAGAACAATTTATAATTTCAAAAGGTGCTTCATCAGGTGGATTTTTTTGGTCTTTATTTGTATATCTAAATCCTCTACCACAAACTAAAATATCTTCATAAATTTCCATATCTAATGCTTTTTTGTTCTCATATTTAATATATTTGTTTAATTGAGATATTTCTTTACTTTCTCCATCATCTAAACTAACATATTGAATTGGTTTTCCTAATAAATATGTTTTTTTAAAATCAACACAAGAATAAGCCCAGTTTTCAACAATTTTATTATTAATTTCTTCTCTTGTATATTTTTCTTTATACTTAATATCTTGGTCTCCATAATAATATGATTTTAAATATAAGGTTTCTATGCGATTTTGTTCATGTATAGGTTTTGCATTTAATAATATATCTACAATAATTTTATCTAATTTATTTAAATCTTTTGATGCTTCTAATATTTCTTGTTCTGTAAAATTAGCGAGAATACTTATTCTGCCGTATGTTTTCATGAAATCATCTACCTTTACACTTATAATTATATTACAAAATGTAAAATATTGTCAAATTTTTGTAAAATAAATGTAAAAAAGACCTAAAAAGGTCTTTTAAATATAGTTATTTTTTGTCTTTGTAATCCTTCATCTATAAATTCTTTAGACATTAATGCCAAACTATCTGGTGCATCATCGTGTTGATTTCTACCAGTAGAATTATATAATGTAAAATTATTCATAAATTGACCAACATCACTTTTTGGTGGAAATTTATCTCTTGCTGGAAATACCATTCTTTTATGAATTAAGAATGATTGGTCAATAATTCTTTCCGATTTATTTTCACTGTTGTATTTTTCTTTTATTTCACAATAATAAATTCCATGCTCTGCTAATATTCTTTCAATGTTTTGCTTTAATTCACTTGTTACATTACTTTCTATTACTAAGTGCGTTATATGATGCTCAATTATTTTGTTGCAAATATCTTCATATAAATCTTTTGTTGCTTTTTGAGTAAATATACAATCTTTAAAATAAAACATTGACATATCGCCTTCATATATTTTTGAACATATAGGCATTGAAAAATAATCTCGACCACTTTTTCTTGTGGCATCTATTACTGCAAAACATTCATCACTATCAGTTTTTGGAAATTTTTGATATGTCTTAATTCTATTATAACTAAATAACAACGCTTCTGGGTCTGTTGGTTTTTGTTGAAAGTTTGTTTCAAACAAATAATCTGGCATATTATTTCTTTCTTGTTCTATTTGTTCAGTAGTTCTTAACTCAGGACAAGTAGATAATCCAGTTTCATAATCTAATGCTGGAACTTGAACTATTGCTATAGTCTCGTCTTCATTAATAAACGTATATGGATATATTGGATGTGGTTTAAAAGTATTTTCTTTTTTTGCTGTTTCTATCAATAATGCTATAAAATCTCCACTAGCCCATAATGTTCCTGTTACTACACATTTAGGTTCTTTATTTTGAACAAATCTTTTTCTCCATACAGTTAAAAATTTATTAAAATAATATTCATTTAAATTTTGGCTCATTGCTTCTTGATAATCTGCGTATAAATCATCTATATGTATTCTTTGACTAGCACGAGTACCTACAACATTTGAATTTGTTGTACTGGCTACATAAGATGAATTTAATTTACATTGTTTTAATTTCCAGTTACCGTCTGTTTCTTTTAAAAAGTAATCTTTATCTTCACTATTCCATTTCATTTCTGGAAATACATCGGAAAACCATTCACTTTTCATTTCGTCTCTTACAGTTCTTGAGCCACCTTTAACAACGTCATCATTTGAACATAGTGATAAAACTGTTCCTGTGGGGTCTATTCCAAAATTCCATGCTTCACTTATTTTTTCTGTATAAGTTTTACCCATACCCTGACGGAAGATTTGCTATAAGCAATCTAAAGTCAGGGTTTGTTGTTATCTCCTGTAAATAGTGTATAAAACCTCTTAAAATACTAATTCTTGGAGCAAAAAACTTTTCTGCATAAGGTTCATCCCATTCTCGATACATAAAATAATGCTCTAATGATGTTCTACTTGCCATTCTATATGCTTCTTTTAATTGATTATAATAATCATAAGCAACTTCTTTTCTTCTGTCTAACTTTAACATCAAATTTAATAAAGGTATATATTTCTTTACACATAGTTTACTACACTCAACAGAATTCTTTACATAATAAGTGTCAAATAATTTAGAAAGGTCTTTCATCATTTCATTAAGTTCTTTATAAGGTATTTTCTTTTTAGAATATCCAGTAAAATTATTATGTAATATAGTTAAATAATCATTTATATATTTTACAATTTCTTCTTCACTTAATTCCATTATTTATCACCTAGCATATCCCTATATTTTTCTATATTTTTATTCATCTTATCTACATTAACAACTTCTTTATATGTGATATTAACATTAGGAACTGATTTTTCAACCATTTCATTTTGAGTTTTTAATTTAAATTGTGTAGGTGTTCCTTTAACTATTCCTAATTGTGCCATAGATAAATTGTTGTCGCCTATTTCATCATAAATTTTTTCTGCAATGTTTCTCATATCAATATCTGGAGAGTTACGATAAGTTCTTAAATCCCTAGTAGTTATACCTGCTAATTTACAAAAACTAGCCAAAGAACTAGGAAAATTACCTATTTTATCATTAACTTCTGTTACTAAATATAAATAGTAATCATATATTAAAGATAATTTTTCAGGAGTATACACTGGTACTTTACACCCTATTGGACATATTGTTTTAAAAAAAAGATTATTTACTACCAATGGGTTCATATCAACTCTAGTTCCAATGATGTCTCCAGTTTTCAAATTATAAACTTTTTTTTCGTGTTGTTTTGCATATTCAATCATTTGATTTACTTTTTCTTCTTTTATAACCTCTAATTTAGTATCTATATCATTTACAGTTCCATTAACAAAAAATTGTTCTAATTCGCTTATATCACTTCTTTGTTGTGTTATCAATTCATTTTTTCTTAATTTTGCTTCTGTTGCAGCATCTTTCTTTTCCTTTTTTGTTTGAACTTTAGCCATATTAACGCTCCTTTACTCTTTAACATATTATAAAATAAGCCATTTTAAATGTCAAATTGACACTTTTTTATTTAGTTGATATAATTTGTCTATAAAAGTAGAAAAGAGGCTAAAATGATGTTAAAAATAGTTATAGAAGGTAATCCTGTAACAAAAAAAAATCATTCTAATGTAGTTATGATAAAAGGAAGACCGATAGTTATACCTTCAAAACCATATTTAGAATATGAAAAAAAGTGCAAACAATATATGCCTACACTTGAAAAACCTATTGATTATCCTATTAATTTAAAATGTACATATTATATGGAAACTAGAAGAAAAACTGATTTAACTAACCTTTTACAAGCAACTTGTGATATTTTGGTTAAATATAAAATATTAGAGGATGATAATTATTCAATAGTTTCGTCATTTGAAGGTACTAGGGCAGAGTATTGTAAAGAATATCCTCGTGTTGAAATAGAAATAACAAAAAAAGAAGACTAATTGTCTTCTTTTTTTAAATTGATAAGTGTTGCTTAATGAGTTGTACTTTTATAAGCACTGAACCAATGATATAAAGGTTTAATATATTCTCGGCACAAGGCGGAACAATATATCTTGGCAACATTCCTAGTTCTAAACCTTAAAGTCCTAAAGACTTGCCATCATTTGTCTTGTCTAATGTTTTTATATATCATCAGTGCACTACCTATAAAAGGTAATGTTGCCTTAAATTATTTCTTGCATAGGTAGTCCTAGCAAGTTTAGTGCCAATTCGTATACAACTCTGTAGAAACAGCACACTTCCTGTATACTTTTAGGCTCAAACTACCTATATAATTTGTAGGTCTTGCATAAATGCCCATACCCTACGGACATAGTGCCTATTATAAGCACCACTTGAATAGATATAAGTGTCAAAGTTCACTAATACTCTATAAGTCTTTTTATTGGATTGACTACCAAAACGGTTGAGTATAAGACCATAACTTAATATGTTAAAAACCTCTGTCTTGTTTTTTATATATCTACCCAAGTGCTACTCATAAGAGCAGCAAGTTTTCTCTTACTTGGAGGTATAGAAAAAAATATAAAATTCAAGAGCAATACATCTTCTTTACTCTTGATGTAATTAAAGTATAGCAAATAAAAAATAAAAAGTCAATACCTTTTTATTTTTTTATTAATTTTTTTCCGAATGTTTCCAATTTTTGCTCTACTGAATAAATATTACCATTATTGTCTAAATCTATATTTACCCACCAACAAGATTTATCATTGCTAAATCCCATGCTTCTTTCAAATGGTGTTAAATCTTGTAAACAACTTGTTTGAAAGCAATGTGTTTTGCCTTGTTTAATATAAAATGCTTGATGTATATGTCCTGTTTGTAAAATATCAGGTATTTCTTCATTAGGAATACTATCTAAATATTTTTGAACTTTATATGATTTTGCATAAGAACTACCACCTTTTCCGTGATATAGTCTTATTCTTGTCTTTCCTATCATTAAATCTTCGCAATCACTGCCTAAATAGTGTAAATCATCTCTATTTTTACAAATATCTTGTACTATATCAGCACCACAATTTTTAATCCACCATAAATCATGATTTCCTGCTATTATGTATGTAGGAATATCACTTTTAGGGTATTTATCTATTACATAATCCCTTTGACCTGTGTATGAATTCTCTTTCAATTCATATAATTGTTGAGGTCTTCCACTAACACCTTCGGTTAAATCACCACTATGTAATACATAATTAACGCCCTTATCCTCAGCCTCTTGATATAAATATCTTAATATATCCAGCCTGTCATATTTTGATGCTAAATGTGTATCACTGATAAGTAATAATTTTAATTTATTCATATTATTTGGTATTCTGTACACATCATTTTCTTTAATAGGCTTAATTTTCATGATTTTTCCATTTATTATTTCAAAAAAATAACCTTTTTGTTTTAATAGTTCAACTAAACCATATATTTCATGTTCTTGTATGTTCAAATCTTTCATTACTGCCGTAATATTAGGATTTTTTTTCTTTTGTAAATATTCTTTAAATTTAATAACTAGTTCTTCCATATTTAACCTCTATTTTCTTTTTCTTAATGCTCTTTTTGTTATAAAATCTTTTAATTCTAAGCAACTCATATCAAGAATATCTTTTGTCGTTTTATATTCATAAAGCATTTGCTCAAATTCATCAATTCCCATAATTCTTCTGTAATGATAACTTTGATTATCTAAAACTTCATAAATATCAAAGTTATAAATGTGATATTTGTTAGTTATATCTATCATTTGGTCAATTAATTCTTGTTCATTAAAACATCTGCAAACATAACTATCATTACCTATAATTACATATAATCTATACATTAGTTGTCACCACCCTACTATAATTATCTAACTAGTTATTAAAATTGTAAAGTTTTATTCACTTTTACATCTTTGATTGTCTCAATAAAATATACTTAAATCTAGCCCTACTTGTGTTTTTTACAGTCCTTCCACATCTACCACAAGTACATTCACTTTTATTTGCTGGAATTGGCATCCTTCTTCCACATTTACATATTACTTTTGTTTCAAAGTAATCATCACTTAATTTTTGATAATTACTTTTTTTCATTATCGTCACCTTTCAATTCTTTATTAATTATGTTATATATTTTTCCTTTTCCATCTTCATATATAGGCTCTGTTGTATTATATGCCCTACCTAAACTAGCATATTTTACTAATTCATCAATTAATCCTTTTAAACTTTCAACTTGATTAAATCCGTCATAGTCATATCCTAAATCAATTATTAATTCAAAATACTTTTCCATTATTTTTATTATATTATTTAATCTTTCATTTTCTTCTTGTAAAGCATTAAATCTATTTTGCCACCAAGTTATACTTTCGTTTGCTGATTTTAATTCTTCTTGTAAATTAGTTATGTAATCTGATAATTGATTTGCATCTTTATAAGTAATAATTTTATCTTGTTCATACCCCCATCTATTTATATTGCTACTTTTAAAATATTCTAATATTTCTTTTATATTTTCATTCATTATTATTCACCTACCTCTTTATTTATCATAACTAATAATAACGATACTATTGCCGTTGAATAAAAACATATACTATCATAGTGTCCTATTAATCTTAACCCATATATTAATGCTAATAATACAATAGTCCCTAATACAATTTTTAATATAATTTCATCCAGCATTATTTATCCTCCTTTAAAATTGATATTAATTCATCTTTTTGTGAATTATATTCTAGTGGTATATACATTGTTTCTATATATTCAATAGCCTTGTCTATTTTAGATTGTAAATTATCTACATAATCAAATACATAATTCATTGTTTCACTAGAAATTGTTATTTCTTTGTTTTCTTTATCTCCCCAAGGGTCAATATTTCTTATACATTTCGCTAACACTAATTCTTCTACTTTCATCATTCACACCTCTTTTTCTATTAAATTTTTTACCACTTACTACTTTATATATTTTTTTCATCTCTTATTCATCTCCTTTGCTTTTAAGATAATCTATAACTTGATTTAATGTTTCTGCTATCATTTTAGAATGCTTTGTTAAAGCACATTTTGTTCCATTTTCATTTCTTATGTAATAATTACTATTTGGTGTATCTTGCTCTATTTTTAATTTTTCAGGTATTTTCTTTTCTTCTTTTAAGATTTCTATTTCCCAATTTAATGAATTAACATCTAATGTATATTCATCTAAAAATGCTAATAAATTATACTTCTTTCTATTAAACATAAAATTAGTTGTAATATCACTTGCATATAACCTAATTTATTTTTATGTGGTTTTAATATTTTGCTTGGTATGTATCTATAACCTTGTCCATTTTTAACTCTTTTTTCAATAGATTTAATATTACCTAAATTGCTTACCAAATAATAATCTTCATAATCTTTTACAGGTTTCCATTTTTCTATTGTTATTTTCATATTCTATTCTTCTTCCTTTGGCATTTCGTATACGGACATTTGATATAACATTTGTTTTGTTTCTTCTGGGTTCATATCTTTAAATACATCATTTATATCCACACCATTAAATTGTAAATTTTCTTTTACGTTAAGTATGCCTTGTATTTCATCTAATACTTCTAATGCTCTTTTTTCAGTTTTATATCTACCTAATATCGTAGTATTGTTATTATTATAATTTTTAATTGTATATTCATCAACTTCTTCGTTTTCAATTCCAAGTTCATTAATTTTTATTAAATTATATTTTTTTTGACTTCTTATATATAAATCCATAATTATCTACCTCATTTCCTTCTTCCTAATCCATATCTCTATAAAACATTAAAAAACCTAATGCTGCCGCTATATCTTTACTCATTATTTTTACATAATTATCATTATCTAAATATTTTAAGTCAATTCTAGTATCATAATGTACTATTCCATTATAATCTACTTCCATAAAATATTCATAATCATATTTAACTGTTATATTTACTCTACCTAAATATTTACTAAACCTTTGTATGATTTTTGCCTTAATTTCTTCATCGTTCATCTTTACTCTTTTTCCTTTCTTATTATTGACCTAATTATACCATCATATTTTATAAATGTCAATACTTTTTATAATAATATTATTCGATTATTCCACCTCTACACATATCTGATTATTTAATGAACCTGTTATATAGCAAAATAACTCTTCATACAGTGTATCTTCTTCCTCTTTTTCATCTTCATACGTCTTTATCTTGAATTTATCTTTAAAATATGCTCCCATATACCCTATTACTGCATGTCCTACCTCGTGACTTACTGTATTAAACGTTAATCCCTCTTCATCACACAAAAAAATAAAACCTTGTGCCTTGCTATATCCCCATATTTCTTCTTTATCATCCTCAAAAAGTTGCTTTCTACACACTAATGTTCTTCCTTGATAATCGTGTTCTATTCCTTTCTTAAAATCCCCTTCTGTATTATTCTCTATTTCATCAACTTTCTTATACATCTCTTCATATTTACTAAATATCATCACTGTAAAGTAGTCATTTACCCTATCTTTATTATTTTTTACTACCTCTTTAAACATTTCATTATCTTTTATATCTTTCCACAAACTTATTCTAAATGTCTTATACATAATCAATTCTCCTTTTTATTATTATATTCCCATTTATACCCTTTTGTAGTCTTTAATTTACCTATACAACATAATTTTATACTATAACTAACAGATGATATTTGTTTTTCATTAAAGTTCTTATTAGAAACATACTTTGCAGCCTGATATAAACTATCAAACTCCACAATTTCACCTGTATTTATATTTTTGCCTATTACAGCCTTCTTTTTAACCATATTTGGATTATTTACATAAGCGTGAGCATTATTTTCTTGAACTGTACACCACTCTAAGTTTTCAACCCTATTATCTAATTTATTACTATTAATATGATTTATGTAGTCTTTTCCCTCTATTTTAGTTAAAAATACCATTGCTATTAACCTATGTACAAAATAATCTTTTTTACCTTCTCCTATATCTATCTGAACTTTATAATACCCATGATGATTTAAATGATATTTTAGTACCTTTTTTGTTATTCTATTTCTTAATACTCCTTTATCCGATATTTCATAATTACTTTCTTTTATTTGTTTAAACATATTTATCTCTCCTTTTTATTAATTATAGGGGGGTATATTTTAATTGTCAATTTAAAAAAATATATCGAGTTGTTTACGGCACTAACTATGCCTATTTTTTTATTTTTATATAAGTGGACGGGGTGTGCTTGACACTTTTTCAATGTTTACTATTATATCAATATTTAACATTGACATAACTTTACATTAATTAAATAAAAATAAAAGTGTTGATTGATAATTAATAATAATTAATAATATTTAATAAATAATATATATAATAATATATATAATAGGGGGGATGTATAAAAAGGGTAGAAAATAATGTAATATAATAAAAATAGATACATAATGCTTTAAATAATAGTAAATAAGCGAAATGTATTAATAAAATGTAAAAAGAGGTTAAAAGGGGCTAAAAATAGTTAAATAATAGGTATATTGCTGTTATATAGTATTATATAAGTATTATATATTATTATATATAATAAGCATTTTAGAGCAATAAAAAAGACTATATCAAGTCATCAGCATTGATATAATCTTTATATATTATGTAATTATTTAATAACTTTTTCTTGTCGCTTATTCGGTTTTTAATTGTCTTTTTAGGTGCATTGATAAATTTTGATAGGTCGTCCAAGTTGTCAAAATTAGATATGTATTTTAAATCGTTTGTTTTGTCATCCTCTTTATATAAAGTATAAAATATTAGTTTTTTATCTTTCATTGTTTGCCCTCTTTTCTTGTTCTTCGTGTATTTTTAATACTTTTTCAAAGTTATCGTTATAAGTTATATCAGTTAAAACATAATCCCAACTTGTGCCAAAATGGTCAACCAATAAAATATAATTTTCTAGTTTTTCACTATATGAGATAATTAATTCGTCTTTATACCAATTGTTTATATATTTAATGTCGTCATCGCTTGCGTCAATAATATAATATTGATAAATTTCTTTGTATGTGTCGTCTTCTTCATCGTACACACTACCTGATACAATATTATTATATAATAACTCATCAATATTAATTATATTATTGCATAAAATACAATTAATATTTAATCGGTCTAATAGTGTGCGATATGATATTTTTTTGTGTTCCTTTTCGTATTCGTTTAATTTTTCTTGTTCCCCTTTTGATAAATACATAATTTTTTTATAATTTTCCATAATTATTCCACCTTTTCTATTAATTAATTTTTTATAGTTCTATTTTAAAATGAAACTATAAAGCATTTATATCTTATTAATTTATTGATATATCTAGTGCGAATTCTAGTTCGATTATTATATTTTGATAACTTGTAATAATATCTAAATTTTGCTCTAATATATCTTTTTTTTGTTCTTCTTCTAGTTCTTTTTTATATTGATTTAATAACCATATAATATTATTTTTTAATGTGTCTTTTTTCATAATTCCACCTACTTTCTAATTATATTTTTTTTACTCTTTTTGTCTTTTCTTTGTTTGACAATTTAATTGTATCATATATTGAAATATATGTCAACATTTTTTTTATTTATTAATATTAAAATGTTGATTTTTTAATAGTTCGTTAATTTTGTCTTGTTTTGCTTGTTCCTTTGCTTGTTGTTTTTGTTCGGTTTCTCTTATGGTATTAATAGTTATATATTTAATAGGTTTATAACTTATTAATAATAATATAATAATCAATAATACTTTAACCCACTTTTTAAGTTTTAACTTTTTCATTTTCATCCTTTCGCCTCCTAGCATAATTAATATATCATATATTTAAATATAATGCAAGGGGTAAAAACAAAAAATTTTTAAATAGTCCCACATTTTAAAAATATAATGTTATTATATGGCTACAACTGAGAAAGAAAAGACACAAAAGAGAGTAAATAAAATGTAAAGTTTACACTATTTTACATTGTAAAGCAAATATATTTACATGTATATTTACATTTTAAGTGTAAAGTCAAAAAATACATAAAAATTGTATGAAAAAATGTAACAATCATACCAAAAAATGTAACGATTACAAAAAACACAAAAAAATGTAACAATAGTCCCACGATAGAAAAACGTGTGATATAGTGTAGGCAAGAAAGAAGAAAGTAGGTGTAAAAATGATAACTGCATTAGATAATTATTTTGATAGAGAGATTATTTTAACAAGATTTACAACTTTTGAAGATTTAAAAAACAAAATTAATGAAAGAATTGAAAACTATAATTTAAAAGTAAAAAATTATGGTTTTAAAAGTGATTATGACAACGATTTTGAAGATTTTGTAGTTTGCTATACAATAGGCAACGATAAAGAAGATATAATTGATTTAGATTTATGGTTTGCAATTACAAGAATAGGGGAAAGAATAATTGTTGAAAGTAATTTTGAAAGAATATAAGAATATATATAATAGTTCTATGTTCTAAACATTATTATATAGTTCTATGTTCTAAAAGAAAGTAGGTAGGTAAATATGATTAAAGTAAATAATAAAATGTTAAAAAGATTTTTAGAAATTATGGAAGATTATGGGGAATTTGTTTTTGGCAGTGATGAAGAAATAAAAGAACAATTAGAAATATGTTTAAATAGTCAAGGGTATTGGAGTGGTTGTTATATAAGAGTTTATTACAATGAAAATACAAAAGATTTTAGATTAGAAAGTAGGTAGGTAGTATGAAAGAAAATTATATGAATTTAATATTTATAATTATACTATTAATATTATTATATGCATTTGATTTTATTACATTATTCAATATAATTATAGGTGCTTTATCTTTAACCTTTATTATAGGAATAATATTAGAAGAAATAAAGAAAGAAGATAGATAATATGGAAAAAAAAGTAAATGAATTTTATGTATATAAATTTGATGAATTGAAAGAAGAAAGTAAGAAAAAAGCAATAAACAATGAAAAAAAATATCAAGAAGAAGATTATTGTGATTTATGTTTAAATGATGATATGAATTATAAAGCAAACGAATTATTAAAAGAATATTTTGATATTAAAAATGGTATTGATTATGTTTATTATGATTTATCTTATAGTCAAGGCAGTGGTGCTATGATAGAATTTACAATAAATATTCAAGACTTAAATAATAAATATCATATTTACAATGAAGAAGAAATAAAATTTATACAAGATAAAGGAATTGTAAATAATATCAAGATATATCATAATGATAATATGTATTACCATGAATATACTTTTAATATTAATTATGATGATAATTTTGGTTATTATGATTATGAAGATATAAAAGAAGATTATAAAATAAGTGAAGAAGAATTTAATAATATGGAAGATAAATTAATAAATTTATTAGATACATATAATAAACATTATACTGAAAGTGAATTTATAAAAGATATAATTAATATGAATGGCGAACTTGCAAAATATGGCTATTCACAAATAGAATATTGGTGGAATGATAACAATGTTATAGAATATTGTAAAGAACATACTTATTATGAAGATGGAACAATTTATGAATGGTAAAGGAGTGGTAAAAATGGAAAGAGCAATAAATGTTTTTAATAAAATGGTTAAAGATATTAAAAAATTAGACGAAGAGGAACAATTTGAAACAATGTTTATTTTAACTTGTATGCTAATTTATAGATTATCATGCAATGGGGAACAACTTGACACAATTTTACAATTAATCAATGAATTTGATTACAAAAAAAATTTTAATTATAAAGAAAGTGAGAGTGATTAATAATGAAAAGATATTTAATTTGTGATACTTGTTGTGATTATAAAGAAATAACTGAATATGTTGGACTTGTAAATATTTTAATAGATAATTTACACGAAGATACATTAAATAACATTAATGAAGAAGATATAGTAAAGTTAAATTATAAAACATTAGAAACAATAGCAAAGGGCAATTTTAATTATGAAGATTTAAAAGAAGATTTAAAAAGTTATGGTTATATAATTATGGATTTACAATCTTTTAAGCAAGATTTATTAGATTTTCAAGCATATTTAGAGTATAGTGGAAAAGATAAAAATAAATGTATAGAAGAAACAATAGATTTAATAGAAAAGGTAGGTAAATAGTTATGAATAATGTATATGATAATGGAACAATTTTACTAGGAACTAAAAAAGATATAGTGCAACAAATATACAACAATATGTTAGAAGAAGAACAAGACGATTTATATATGGAAATATTGGAAGATTTAAAAGATGAAGAAAATGATACAATAGTTGCTATAAACTATGATTTAGGTATGGGTTATAGTATAGATTATTGGGAAAAAGAAGATATAGTAAAGGTAGGCGATTAATTATGGGTGATATGATTTATTATGAAGAAAGATTACAAGGATTAATACAACTTTTAAAAGTTTTTGAGAGTAATGATACCTTAGAAGATTTATTATTGAGTTTAGATACTGAAAACGAATATTATACTGATTTAGAAGATATGCAAGATAATTTTAATGAAATTACATTTGATAATTATGTAAATGGTAAAATACACGATTTAGAAAGAGAAATATTAAGCATATTAAAAATGATTTATTAAGGTGGTGTTATAAATGAAAACAAATAAAGATTACATAGAAGAAAAAACAACAATATATTTAACAAGTAGTTATGTACATAGTTTAGATATAACTATTATAGTTGAAACTATATGGAAAAATAATATTGAATATAAAACTGAAATAAAAGGCTTTTACTATGGTAAACCCAATAAAGACTTAACTGAAACATACAAAGATAAGGGGGTAATTTTATATTATGAATAATGAAAATTTTTATAGTTTAAATGATTTAATTTTATTATACTATCAAGATATAGAATATTTAATTAATATTTTAAATGCAAATAATATAGACTTGAAAGATTATATAAAATATGAAGAAATAATTGAAACATTAAATAAATGCTATAAAAAATGTGTTGAACTAGGTTATTATGAAAGTGAGAATAAAGAAAATGAAAGCAATTAAGAATATATGTATTTTAAAACCTATAATAGTATATAATGCAAAAGAAGATAAAAATTATATATCTAAAAAAGGTTGTATGATAGTTGAATATGAAGATAATACAAGAAATACACTAGATTTATTAAATAATGTTGATTTAACTAACATAACTGAATATGAATATAAAATATACAAAAAAACTAAAATAAAATATCTATTTAAGGGGGAATAAGCATGGAAGATTTAAAACAATTAGTGGAAGATTTTATAGAATATACTAAAACATGGAGTATAACCGAAGAAGAGTGGTATTGGAATATTGATAGTGTTAGAAAGAGTGGCTATATTGATAAAAACAATATATCACAAGAACAATTTGAAAGAGCAATTAGAGAAGAAATATTATATTGTTTTATCTATGATATAGATAACATAAAACAACAATTAAGAAATGATTTATGCAATTATTATGAAGAAGAAATTGATTTTCAAAATGCTAGTAAAGAAATAGAAAAGAAAATACAAAAATTATTTAAAGATTTTAAAATAGAAAGAGACTGATTTATTATGAGTAAATATTTAGAAATGAAAGCAAGAGCATGGCAAAAAGCGATTGATTGGCAATTAGATTTTAACAATCACAATTATAGTTGGGGTGAACTTGCAGAGTGGGGCGAATATTTTTACAAACTAGGTAAAAGATACGGACTATTAAAAGAGTTTCACGAGAACGGCATTTGTTAAGGTAGGTGTTAAATTATGTCAAGAGCGACAATAGATATAACGCAAAAACAAAAAATGGCGTTTAAAAATTATATTAAAAGAAAATTACAAGAAATTTTTGATATTGAAATTTACGATAGTGGCGAAACAAAAGCAAAAGTTAATTTACTTAATAACAAAGACGCTATTATTGATAATATCATTAAAGAAATTAGCGACAATACGCCATTAATTTTTAATCATTATTGGGAATATGGCAGTATTAATGAGACTTTATCAATTATTAATGATATTTATATAAAAACATACAACGATACATTTAGAGCATATAAATTAAAACAAAAAGCACAAAAAGATTATTATAAAACATTAATCTATAACGAGTTTATTAAAGATATTAAAGAAGGACGTAAATGTTTACAAGAAAAATTATATATAATTAAAACACAAGAATATAAAAAATGTTTATTAGAAGATTTAAAAAAACAAGAAGAAGATTTTAACGAAGATTTATTTAATGAGTTATATTATAGTGTCAAAAATAAAGTTGTTAGAGAATTCAAAGAACAATTAGAGGTAGAAAATATGCAGCAAGATAATAGCATACATATACCACTAGGGTGGAAAGTTTATGGCATATCAAAAGCAATAGGAAAGATATTTAAAATATAAATGGTACTGAATAGGTACTATTTTTTTATTACTATTATTTATCATATTTATTTTAACACGTTTTAAAGGTGTTTTTAGACACTTTTATATCAATTAGATAAATTATATTAAAAAGTATCTATCGTATCTAATTTGGTGTTAAAAATAGGCAAAAACAGGTATATTTAATATAATATTAATAAATGTAAATATAAATATATCATTTTAAGTTGTTTTGAGGGCATTTTTAGACGTATTTTAATCTATTTTGATAATTTATATTAAGACACAAAAAAAGTACCTATAAAGGCACTTAAATAGCGTAAAAGTTATACTTGTTATAATAATATATTCAATAATTACGCAAAAACAAATAAAAAAGTAAGTATCTCAATATTTAATTTTTTAATTTAACTTTTACAAAAAAATAATATCAAATTTTACAAAAAAAATCAAGAAAATGTAACAGTCTAAAAAAATGTAACAATCATATAATACAAAATAAAAAAGTAACAATTATTTTTTGTTACTTTTGTGAGCCTTTTTATATGCACGAGCGTAATTTTGTTTGTATTTTTTATATGCAGGATGAGAATGATAATATTCTCTTGAATATGCAGCCTCTTCTTTTTTGTGAGCCTTAGCATCTGCTTTTCTATCTTCTAATTTTTTCTCTCTATACTTTTTATTTTTTTTGTAATAATCTCTCGCATATTTTTCCTCTTTTGGAGTACTAGCCATTTTATATCACTTCCTTCTATTGTATTTTCGCTTGTTTTCTTTTTCGTAAGTCATTAATGCACCTAAACTAATATCATTATTAAGATAATCCCAAATTCTATTCTTTTGACCATATTTTATATCTCTCGAATAAACATAATACTTATAGAGTTTCTTTGTTCTAATATCAACACTATCAAATAATCTCTTTAATGGTGCTGCTTGTTGATAAAAGTCTTGATAAGAATAGAAATCCATTTCACTTTCAATAAAGTTTATAAGTCTCTCAGTTTCACTCATTTCTTTTTATTCCTTTCATTTATGTTTCTTTGTTCTAAATAATATTTTTCTTTAATATAATTTGCAAACACTAAAAAAGCAGTAAATACCCCCATAACTATCATAACTATTATATTAATTATTAGGTTCTCCACTGCTATCACTTCCTAAGTATGAGAAAGTGCTAAAACTCGATAAGTATAAAAGAAAAAAAATAAGAGTAAAAATGTGCACTTTTTTAAGCAATATAAGAAACTATATTACCATTTGTACTATAACACATTTAGAAACTTTTGTCAATTTATAATAATTTTTCTATTTTGAGGTATTCACTATACCTTCTTTGTTCATCTTCTTTAATTGGTTGAGCAACATAATCTTCCATTAATTTTCTCAAAACAGTTTGATAATGAATGTTTTGTTGTTCACATCTTTCTCTAAATTGTTGTTTCAGAGATTTTGATACTCTTAATGTTATTGCGTCATCATTATGCTTTTTTTTAGTTATCACCTAATCACCTCTATTCCTTTACTAACATAAAAATCATAGTCTTCTTTTGTTATCTTTTCTAATTTCCAATTTTCTGCAACAATGCCATCTTTTTTTCTAATTCTATAACTAACTGCACTTGTTGTTATTTCTAAAAACAACGCAACATTTTTATAATTTCTAAATAAAAATTGCTTTGTATTATCAAAATTATGTAATATACAATAATTAGGTTTTCTATAAAAGAAATTACCTTTTGATGTTTTTCTTTCTTCTTTCAATATTTTTTGTTCTTGTAATTCTATTTTTCTTTGAATATAATTTTGTACCAATTCATCTTCACTTTGAGTATTTAACTCTTGAACTTTTGTTTCTAGTTTGTATGTACCTGCACCACTTCTTGCAATATTTTCTTCCATTGTTATCCATCTACAATTTTTAGGACTATAATCTTTGTTACTATCAATTCTATCTATCGAAAGTTTATCACCATAAGTTCCTTCTATTTCTATATATCCATTTTTTATAGACCAATCAAAGAAATTTAAAAATCCTTCTTCACCTAACCATTCATCACATATTTTTATTCCTTTAGCACCATAATATTCATAACTATCACTATATTTTTTATAACATCTATTCTTCATTGATTTATAAATACTATATAATCTTTTAAATCTTTTGTCTTTTTTTACAAGCAAATATTTTTTATCTTTGGTACAACCACAACTATATCTTTTACCTGATTTTAATGCTGTTATATTTGCATAAGTTATATTTCCACATTCACATTGACATTTCCAACCTTTTCTATTATCAATATATTTTAAAACTGTCAATTTACCAAATTTCTTTCCTGTAATATTTTCTCTTATTTTATTTCCACCATGATTACAACCGCAACTGGTATAAGCACCTCTTCTTAATTCACTTCCTCTAGCATATATTTTGTTACCGCAATCACATTGACATAACCATTTTAAATTCTCTTTATTATATTCTAAAACAATTAATTTGCCATATCTTTTGCCTTTTTCATCTATAAATTTACTCATTTTCAATCTACCCCAATATTGCATTTGCAACTTTATATTCCAATTTGTTATTATCCCTAGTGCATTGGTTTATATAACGATTTGTTGTAGCCATACTTTTATGATGTAATACTTGTTGAATAGATTTTACATCTGCTCCATTATTATATGATATTGTTGCAAATGAACGTCTTAAACTATGACAACTAAAATAATTCTCATCATATCCAAATCTTTTTAATATTGATTTAACTATTAATCTAATTGTTTTAGATGTAACACCACATCCATTGTTGTGATTACTTGTTGATACAAATATATAACCATCTTTTCTTTGTTCTATATAATCATTTAAATCTCGTAATACTTGGTCAGACAACTTAACATATTCGCTTTCATCATCTCTTTTTTTACATTTCACATATAAAACAATTTCATTATTGTATATTTTAATATTTTCTATTTTAGCAAGAGCAATTTCATTTGCTCTAAGTCCTGTAGTAATTGCAAGAGAGAAAATTAATTTTTCTCTCTTATCACTTAATGAATTATATATTTTTTTACATTCTTCTTGAGTTAATACTTGTTTTTTTGGTATAGTAGATGTTTTTACAGACTTAACATCTTTAGTTATATTTTTATATATTCCATTTGCTTCTAAATATCTAAAAAAACATCTATTAGCAGTTAAGTAACTATTAATGGTATTTGTTTGCATTTTATCTTTAAGATTGTCTCTAAAATTTCTAAAATCTACTCTTGTAGGTTGCTTTATACCATTTTCATTTAAGTATTCAATAAAATGACTAATTCCCTCTTTATAACTTTTAATTGTTAATTCATTGACATCTAAATAATCAATAAAACTTTCTTGAACATTTTTTAAATTAATGTTCTTAAATTCCACCATTTCTCTCATTATTTTTCCTCTTTTCTTAAATACATAATATCATATATTCAAGTAAATGTCAATACATTTATTTTTCTTTTTCTTTGGCTTCTACGGAAAAATCCCCTTTTTGAATAGCGTTCATAAGAGCATTTTCTAATTCTTTTTCTCTTTTTCTTGATTGACAACCTCTTATATAACCACCTATTGCACTTAGACCTAAAAAGAAGAAAAATAATATTCCTGTGCCTAATGCAATAAATCTGAATAAAAACCACATAAAATCTAATACATCAAAATTCGTATTTAAAATATTAATCATAACTTTCCTTTCTAAAATAATCTATCATTATTTTCTAATTGTTCTTTGTATTCATTGACCGCTGTTTCTACATCTTCGCCAATAATTTCATAATCTTCAATTCTTAAATAGAAAGTATCATTAAATCTATCTATGTGCCTTGCACATTCAAACATTGAATTAATTTTTATTCTAGTGCCATCTTTTAAATCTGTACCCATAGGAAAATTTAATTGCATGTTGTTACATCTACACTTATTCCTTCACTATTTGTATACATTATTTCACCTTTTTCTTATTTAATAATGCCTTATAATCTATGCCATTTTTAGTAAGCAATGATTTTAAATTTTTTATTAATAATTTTTGACTTTCAATTTTTACAAAATCTTCTTCTATTACTTTTGATAAGTCATTACTTACTTTCTTTTCTTTTTCTATTTCATTTTGTAAATAATTAACTTGCTTTAAATATTTTGCTTCTTCTTCTAATTTATCATTTAAGTCTAGTTGTAAATCAACTAATTTTTGTTCCATTTCTACATATTTTTTATTACTTATTATTTTCATTTTCTTTTCCTTCTTTCTCTATATTTTTATCAACATGCTGATGTATAAACTCATATATACTATTATCACCCATTTGTGTTTTCAACCAATCTATTGCATCACCCTCAAATAGATGTGTGTTCAAAACCCTAATTAAATGAGTGTATTTTCCCTTTTCTTCTGCTTCTTGAATTTTTCTCTCAAGTTCTTCTTTGCTATGATAATTTGCTTCAACTAAATATGTATCATAATTTTTTGCAATAATATGGTCTACTCTTGAAGTATCAGTTACATATAATAATCTTTTTCCATCTATTTCTAAATGACAAGCACTGTTTAATACGTCGTGATATAATTCTTCTAATTTTATTTTGCATATTCCTAAATTAAACCATTCATATTGTTTTATACCATAGCAATTTTTTGTCAATATTCCATTTGACACTAAAATATTGGTAATTTGTAAATCCTCTATATTATAAACAAATTTAATAGTGGGATAGTTATATGCTATTTGTTTAATTGTTGTAGGCAACAAGTGGTCAGAATGACAGTCGATGTGAAATAAATATTAATAATCACCATTTAATTTTATCTTTTAAATAGTTTTCATCAAACTTTCTGCCATTAACCATTTGAGTAAATATATCTATCATATCTCTTAATAATTGATAGCAATGAATTTCATCACTATCTTCTAATTCAGTATATTTATCATATAATATTTCTCTATATAATTTACTTAATTCTTCAAATGTTAATGATTTTTGTAAAAGTGATTTGTGCAATTCTATTTTTATTTCATTCATACTAATCAATATCCTTTAATGATACTTTTTTTGTTCCTTCTACTTTTGCATCATAAATAGTATTATCATTTTGAATATAGCCCTTACTATCTACTCTAGCAACAACTTGTTCATCATTTTCAATTACACTTGCTAAAATAGCATTAACTCTACCGCTATATATTGTAAATAATTCTTTAGCAAGTTCTTTAACAACCTTTGTTTTAACCATTTTAACAGGCATTGAAGTCCATGGACTAAATGATGTATTTGCACTTGGAGAAACCTTTTTAATACTGTCTAAATCTTTTTTAGACATTACCACAGTTTTTTCAAAACCATTTGCAAATTTTATATAAGCATAAGCATATTCTATATCATCATATTTATCACTTGTTACTTTAGGAACATGTTTAATTTCTTCGGTAACAGGATTAAAACTAAATTCATCACCTTTAAATACTACATTGTTAGTAAATCTAACAATCTCTGCAGGTTTAATCAAATCAATAATCTTCCACCAGCCTTCTTTTTTTCTAATAACTGTTGGTTTGTTTTTATATGGAATAATATCGTAATCAGTTCCTGCTTCACATCCAACCATTGCTTCTTTTAATACTCCATATAAGGTTTTTAATTGTCCTTCTCTATCTAATTTTTTTAGACTTTCATTATGTGAAATATAAAAACCAGCACTATTTTTAATTCTTTCTACTGCAACATTACTTGGTAATAAAGAATTGTTTTTTAATATTAATGTTTCAATAGCATTTTCTATTCCACTTTGATTAGCAAGTAAAAGTAAATTTTCTTCTTCTTTTTTAATTAATTCATTTTTATCTTT